CAGAGGGTTTTGATGCAGGTAATCCCCCAGCTTGGGCTGCTGCAGGTATACGTCAAGCAAATGCTGCATTAGCTAAACGTGGTTTAAGTGGTAGTAGCCTAGCAGGTCAGGCTGTAATTCAAGCTATGATGGAACAGGCATTGCCCATTGCACAAGCAGATGCTGAAACATTCTCTAGATTTGAAGAACGAAACTTGTCAAACCGTCAACAACGTGCTATGCTTGCAGCAGAACAAAGGGCAGCATTTATAGGACAAGAGTTTGACCAAGCATTCCAAGCTCGTGTACTAAATGCAGCAAAGGTTAGTGATATAGCTAACATGAATTTTACAGCAGAACAAAACATTGCTTTAGAAAACTCACGTGCAGCTAACACTATGAACATGGCTAACCTAAGTAATAAACAGGCTCTTGTAATGGCACAAGCTGCTGCCTTGGGCAATTTAGATATGGCTAATCTTAGCAATTTGCAGCAAGCTGCTGTACAAAATGCGCAGAACTTCTTACAGATGGATATGGCTAACTTATCCAACCAACAACAAGCAGAGATGTTTAGTGCAACATCACGTGTACAGGCTCTCTTCAATGATGCTGCAGCTAAAAATGCTATGTCACAATTTAATGCAAGGGAACAAAATCAGTCAGATCAATTTTTTGCTAACTTAGCAACAACGGTATCACAGTTTAATGCAGCACAATCTAATGCTATGTCACAGTTTAATGCACAAGAAAAAAATGTGATAGAACGTTTTAATAAAGAAGTTGAGAACCAACGTGAACAATTCAATGCAAAGAATAGACTTGTGATTGATCAAAGTAATGCAGTCTGGCGTAGAGAAATTGCTACATCCGATACTGCAGCTATTAACCGTGCTAACGAACTAAATGCTGCAGCCGTGCTTGGTATATCCAATACTGCATATAACAACTTATGGCAGTATTATGCTGATAGTATGGAGTTTGCATATCTATCAACAGAGAATGAACGTAATAGGGTAAACGAGTTAGCTAAAGTAAAACTAAATGCTGATGCAAATGCAAATATTGCAAGTTTAAAAAATGATTATGCTTCATCTGCAGCATTTGGTCAAATGGTTACAACACTATTATTTAGTGACTACAGCATGGATAACACTATTATCGGAGACATATTCGAAGGACTAGGATTTTTGTAAGGATAATTAAATGAAGTATGATAATGTAAAAGCAGCATACATAAATATAAATAAGTATATAGAGGATGATAAACCTGCTGGTAAATCATCTGGTTTGTTAGGCCGTATGTCTGGTTCAGATAAAAAGAAAGAACAACAAGGCAAAGAGCCAATTGAACGTATGGCAAAATTAGTACAGAGAATTAGAAAAGCAAGAAGGGAAGTAAGGAATGGAACTACTAGCACCACCACTTGATGCACCTATTCCGGGTCAAAGTCTAACTGCTGAGTTAGGAGGAAGACCTTGGCAAAAACCACCCCAATATGCAACCCCTGAACAGGCACTAGAGCACTATATACCAAGGCTAACAGACCCAGAGGTATACGATCAGCTTTTGGATGTTCTGGAACTAGGTATTCCTGCAATGACAATAGCTGAGACAATGCAGTTAGGTGGTGTTATGGAAGGTTTACACACTATAGATGTTGGCATTCTTATACTACCTGTACTTGTAGAATTAATTGCATATATTGGTGATGATGCAGGTATTGATTACAAGCTAGGTATTGAGAAACGTGTTGACGATGATAAAATATCAGATACAAAAATTGCACTAGCAATGAAACGTTTAAGAGAGGAAGCACCAGAGGCAGTAGAGGAAGCAAAAGAAGAGACTGTAGAGCTTCCTCAAGAAGAAGAGCCTATTGAGGCACGTGGTCTAATGGGACGGAGGGTATAATGGGATTCAGTTTAAGTGGTTTTGTTGGTGGATTTTCTCAAGGTGTAACACAAGAAATACAAGAGCAAGAAGAACGTACACAACGGCTAGAAGAAATAGCTAGAGAAGAAGCATCACGTCTTCGTATTGCTCGTGCAGGTGAAAGACGTAAAGAAAAAGCAGTTGCAGATGCACTGGCAGGACAATTAAGCCTGTACTTTAATCCAAATGAAGTAGAAGCTATTATGTCTAAAGGTGTTGGTGCAGGTAAAGGTATACTCGATTTAGCACCTACTGCATTAGAAAACGGTGTTGACCTAAGAACCCTTGTAAACCTTCCTAGCATAGAAGGTGAAGGTGAGCTAACAGAGAAAGACAAAGACACAATTAATAAAACTATTGAAATGGGAGAACCAAAAGATATTGGTGGGCTATCTACTAGTGCAGACACTACTGTTCCAACTACTAGTGGTTTGTTAAATCTTACTGCTATTGCAGATATGTATGATAAACCAGATAAAATTGAAACTACTTTTGCTAATAGACTTGCTGTTATTTCACAGGAACTAGCCAGAGACCCAGAAGGAAAAGATATTGATATAGCTGCACTTAAAGCTGAACAAACTCAATTGCTAGAAGACTTGGGTAAAATGAAAGAAGCAGAACGTGGTAAAAGTGGGGATGGAAAAACAACCGAATCTTTTACACCGACTGCAGTTTCAACATATGTTAGAGAAGTACGTGCTGGTGCCTTAACTAGTAGTGGTTTTAAACTTGACACAGAAGGAAGAATACAAAATCTAAGAGAGGGAAATCAACACATGGCTGCTATTGCAGACATACGAGTTGCTACAGAATTAAGTGAACGAAACTCTGTTATTCAATCTCCTTTACTTGAAAAGGCTGCTAGTGCTATTCATTCTAGTGCTCGTTCAGATTTACAGGATCATGCTTTTTCAACACAAAATCCTATAATGGTAAGTAGTCCAGAAGAATATGTAAAGAATTTTTATACATACAGAAAAGGTTCTGTAGTTAGTGATGGTAAATTTTTGTACGTAAAAACAGGTTACAGTGATCCTTATAATGTAGATAGTGAAGGCAATTCAATGCCGTTTTTCAAATTTAAAATAGGTGGATAATGGCAGAAATAAGCCAACAACAACTATTAAATTTTATTTATGAAGATACGGGTTCAGTACCACCCCCTACTGAGCCTGATAAATTTTTAGACGAAGAAGACGAATATAATAATTCCGACATGGAAAATAAAATGTTAAATTTTATAACGGGTGGTAACAATAATGTAAGTGAGAAAAAAGATACATCTATTATAAAGACAATAGCTGAAGCAGAACAGATACCTAATACAATTGAATATCACATGAAGATGGGAATCCCTTTGATGGATGAGGTGGACTACCTATCATCAGAAGAACATAAAAGAAATCTAGGTATCATAGAAGAACAGCAAGACATGTCTGCTACGGATAAAACACGTGAAGAATTTGACAGTCTTATAGGGCATCTAGAAAAGTTAAGTCCAGAAGAAAAAGCAAAAGAAGCTGAAAAATTAAAAAGATCTATGCTAGGTTTGGATGAAGAAGGTGAGTACGTATTACAAACAGGTGTCTTACGTAGGGCTGGTGTTATAGAGCAGATTATGGCTGAGTCTGATCCCGTTAAACTAATGCAGTTTGCCAAGGGTGTATCATTAGTTGGTGCATATACTGATGACTCTATAACTGAAGGTCTGAGTATCCTAAGAGAGTATACACCCGTTTTATATGATGGCATCAATAAAGCCATGACAGGTTTTGGTAGATACAGTGAGGCAGACACACCCAGAGAGTTGAGTGGTACTATACTAGAATCATTTGGAAGTGTAGCTGAGTTTGCAGAAACTGTACCTGTTCTTGGTGGTCTGTTTGCCAAACGTACTGCAGTAAGTAATCTCAGAAGGGCAGGTAAAAAAGCACTTCGTGAAGCTAAAAGATTAGAAACTGCTAGACGATATAATCCTGATGGTGCTACAATTGCCACTATGGAAGCTGCAGAAGAAACTCGTACAGCTGCTAAACAGGTTGCTGATAATGAAGTAGAGCTATCTAATCAAATGATTGTAGAGTTTGAAACTAAGATAGGTGGTAGAGATGTAAACGGTACAATCATTGATGATAGTAAGATTATATCTACAGAAACAAATGGTGTACTGAAAGTTGATCCTGATAAATCTCGTGAGGTAGGAAGGCAGACTGCATTTGAAATTACAGAACGTGATGGTGCATTGTTTGACTTGGCATTAGGTGAAGATATAGTTACTTCACCAATTTTAAACCCTGATAAATTCAATGGGTTTGTAGCTGCAGCAAAAGAATTAAAAGAATTAAAACCAGATGCATTTAATAATAAAAAGACTGTCATTGATAATCTTTTAGATCTTAGTATTAGTAAAGACTTTGAAGCTGACATAGGTGGACAAAACCTAATAGACATATTAAATAAATATGGTTTGTCTTTTGAGGACTACGTGCTTACCGTTGTAGGATCAGGGTCAGATGCTGGTAAAGTATTGAATGCACTGTCTCAGATAAAACGTAAGAAACCTCAGAACATAATAGATGCGGATAAGGCTGCAGCAAAAGTACGTGAAGCTGGAGATTTACGTAGAGGGGTAATGCGTGTAGAAAACGTCAGACGTGGTGGTTTAGTATCACAGATAGCTACTGCTGCACGTAACCTTACCTCTGCTGCAATACGTGCTCCTATGGAAAGCCTTGGCAATGTAATGGACACTGCTATATATACGGCACAGAATAAAGGTATAGTAGCTGGTATAGGATCACTGTTATCTCGTGATAACTGGAGTGGTAGCTTTAGCAATATGAAGTATATGTTCTCTCGTCCTGATGTGGCAAAGGGATACTCCGATCTTATACTTGAACGTCCTGAGTTAGCCAAGCAGTTTGATGCTATGTACAATAACATCAATGAAATACAAAAGCTGACAGGACGTGGTTCAGGTGGTAGGCTTGATAGAGTACTATCTGAAATGGAAGACGTAGTTGACGTATTAAACACTCCCAACCGTTGGCAAGAATTTTTAATTAGACGTGGGCAGTTTTTTGGTGAACTTGAACGGTTGACAAAACGACACTACGATATAGATTTAATAGATGCTCTTAATGAGGGCAAATTAAAAGATTTAATGAATGATGCATCTTCAGTAAAACCTGAGAAAGCACCTAGTTTTATAACACTTGTAGATGAGGCTACAACAAAAGCCTTAGATGTGACTTATGCAAAGCAACCAGAAATCCCAATATTTAGAGAAATGTCTGCCTTTATTACTCGTAACGGACTTACTGTTTTAGTTGAATTTCCGAGATTTATGTTTAATAGTATGGAGCTTATGGGTCAGTATGCTGCAGGATCATCTATACCTCTCACACGTAAAGTAAAAGACCTTGTTACACTGTCTAACAGTGGTCCATTAACGTCAAAGGACAGGCAACGTATTAGTCGTAACCTTATGGGCATGGCTGCTGTTGGTGCAGGATATTGGTATCGTACCTCAGAGGAAGCCCCACCTGAGTATAATCAGGTAGCAGTTGGTAGTGAAGCCCAGATGAACACAACACCAACATATCCTATGGCACATTTTTTATACTTAGGAGAGGCCACAAAAAGATTAAAAGAGGGTACGTTTGATGATTGGTTTGATGGTCAAGAATTTGTAGAACTGTTTACGGGAAGTAATTTTAGAACTGGTGTTGGTAACTCTATACTTGAAGAAGTAGCACAGATAGCAGATGCTACTGATCTAACTGCAGAAGAGACAGTTGGACGTGCTGCAGGTAGGGCATTAGGTAACTACCTAACAACTTGGGTAGTACCTTTTGCACAAATAATTGATTCTCAAAGGGCATTGGATATTCGTGGAACAGAGTATAAAGATGTAGCTAAAGACCCAACATTAGACGGTGTTGCAGCATTTGGAAACGAGATTAAACGATCTTTTCAGCAACGTGGTTTCGGTCTATCTGCTGAAGAAGAAGCTGCATTACCCATAAAAGAATATCCATTCTATCCTGATGGTAAAGAACGTTTATCACCTGCATTTAAACTAGCAGGTGTTTCTCTAACATCTAGACCTTCAAATGAAGGTGAGTATTTAATGAGTCTTGGTTTTGACTACAGGCAGTTTGGCAGTAAATCTAAAGTGCCTACCATACAAAGGTACGAGCAACGTTTGATAAATGGACATATGGGTACTCTTGTAGAGATTGCACAATCATATGAAACTATTCTCAGGCAGGAGTATCAGGAAGCTAACGAAACATTAAGAGAAGAGTTTACTGAAGAAGAATACGTAGCAAATAAACTACGTCCTCTTATATCTGAGGAACTTACTTCTTTTAAACGTGAGGTACGTGATATAGTAGAGACAGAAGGAAGTCCATATGCAAGGGCTATGATTACATATCGTAGGATACAACCACAATTCCGTAAACTTGCAACTACAGATTTTGTGGAAAGGTATGGAAGGAATCCTGACCCTAGTAGCACAGAAGACTTACAGGTTCTAACAGAGATAGCACAGATATACAAAGAAGCATACTAAATAGGGGGCAATTAAGCCCCCTTCTTTTTTAGCTGTTCTAGAAACCACTCTAGCATTTTTATTAATTCATCTCGTAACTTCTCTGGTTCTGTCTCTGCATTACGTTGCTGCAGAAACTGCTTTGCTTCTTCTTCCAGACTCATATTGTAAGATCCGTTTTAACTGCTCATAGTAGGCTTTTGTAAAACCTCTCTCCCATTCTCGCCACTGCATTGTGGTGGTATTATATGGGTTCCAAACCTTCCCTCGTTTGAAAGCTGTATAACCTTGCTCGTATTGAAACTTTAATGGGGCATCATACTTGCCAAGGTTGCGTTCTTTACGGGATAGTTTCTTGGGATTCATGCTACTTCTCCTAGCTCTATTAGAGTTGCTTCAGTGTAAGGTATGTGATAGAAGTGCTCACCCTTTCGGATGTTTCTACCGTGTGCCTCACGGAGTCTGTCCTTAGTTAAGCTGGTATCTTTGATACGCCACACTTGCTTCAAGTCTCTACGAAAAATGTAGAAGTTTAGCACACCATTGGCATCTTTGTACCTGTCAAGCAGTCTAGTTTTACGTTCTGGGATACGTATCTCTGCCCAATCTTTAGGCCAATCTCCTGTCCAAGCTACCTTCACCTCTGCTTCATTGAAGTATGTGAAGTCTTCTTTTGTAGAGACAATATCAACTGTATAGTTCTCTTTTGTATCTGTGATTTCATGTCCGATACTTTTAAGATAATTCACAAGTGTCCTTTTTGCAGGTGAATCATACATGTTGTACCAATCTCTTCTAAATTCTTTTCTTACTGTCATCATAATCTCCTAGTATACGTTTGCTGCTTCTTTGATTATTTCCCATGTACCTTCTACCATAGGTATACCTACTTCTGCAAGTAGACCTATTGTAGTAAGTGTTGTTGCTAATAGTTGAATTAGTTCCATTGTATTTCTCCTTTATGTTAAGTCTACGATTTCACATACATCACCAGAGCAAGCCATAGTTTGCATGGCAACCGTATTGTCCTCTTGCTCATACTCTGATAGTGCATTCCAGTTAATTCGGTCAGGCATCTTAGCCAGTAAAGCATTATACTCATCCTCTGTACAGTCTTGATAGGGTGCTTGTTGATAAGTATGATCAGAGTGTGGCAAGAATGACACACCTGACATCTCGTCAAAGTGTTTGAATACAAATGCACCTACCTCTAACCATTCACTGTCACGTACAGAGATAGTTACACTAGGTTTATGCTCACACCAGTGTCGTTGATATGTAAGCCACATCTCTAGTTGTTCGATAGCAGTCATATCATTACGTGTAACTGCACCTGCTGGTGATTTCTGGGGGAAACTAAAGACTGTAGTTGTATCTCCCTTAAACACACACGGTTCGTTAGGTATCCCCTGATCCTTCATAAACTGTGTCAAGGGGTCTTTGTTGTCTCCTCTAACGGTTCTGATGTAATAGGGGGAATGACGGGCATGTATTCCACTGGCTGAGTCAACAAGTTGTGAGACTGTTCCAGATGGCTTAACACAACTGATGCTAACAGAAGCATTAATACCAAGATGAGCCGACCATTCAGCATTAGTTTCAACAGCAACTTCACGTAAGTGGTCAAGGGTTTTCTCCAATCCTTTATTTTTTGTAGTCATTAACGGGTTGTCCATTATCCCCGTGAGAGACACACCAAGCAATCGTTCTTCTTCGGTATTACGTTGCCACACCTTTCGCAAGTACGGGAATTTAGTGTAGGTTGACTGAATTGTTCCAAGAATAGTTGCAAGGCGGACTTTTCGTTCAAGATCAATAGTAGTGTCCGTAGACCTGACGACAACTTCCGTAAGGTTGCAGAACTGATACGGACGAAGGATGATTTCACTGCACGGATTAGTGCCAAACTCGTAGTCAGGATCACGTCTACCGTACTTAGCAGCCTGTTTCTTAGATGCTTCACGATTAAATACTCCTCTCTCTCCAGACTTAGACTCTACCAGTGCAGTCCATTCACGCATGAATGTTTCTACGTCTGGTTTTTCTGTGTACGACACACTGTTGTTTGCCAAGGCACGATGTGCTGCAGTCTCCCACCACTGTCCTGACTTAGCATGACGCATACGATCATCACTTAGATTGGATAGGCTGATCATTGCTGATCTACGTACACCACCTACGACTACGATCTGACCGATGAAGCACATCAGGTCATGGCATTCAATGCTGGATAGTTTACGACCCTGTGCATTCTTGAATGTGGTTACAGTAAAGTTAAACAACTCAACAAGAGGTGCAGGTCCACTAGCTCTACCACCAAATGTTTTTAGTCTTGCACCTGCAGGACGTACAAGAGAGACATCCCACTTGGGAATCTCGCCAGCCCAGAGGAGTGCCAACAATTGTCTGAATGCTTTAGCCCAACCTTCCTTACTATCCTTGACCACAATGGTAGTGTCAGAGTCAAAGAGAGTGGGAATCTCAGGGAGCTTGCTGATGAACTGCCTCTCGACACTGAAGCCAACACCAGTACCACAGAGAAGGATGAACATAGCCTCATCGAAGGACTTAGGGTCATCTACGGGTAGGTAGCTACAGTTATACCCAGCAGTGTTGTCACGTTCTAATGCAGGACCAGCAGTCATCATTGCTCTCATGGATGGCATTACCTCTAGCCCAAGTATAGCTTGCTCTATCTCGTGCTTTAATTCTGGGGGTACAAGATCAGAGATAACATTAGCTGAGTAACGTGTTACTGTATCGTCCCATGTTTCACGACCATATCCATCAAAGTATTTTGCATATCGTGATTTGTGTATAAAAGATTGATAGTCTGTTGGTAGGTAATTGCTCATCTTGTATCTCCTGACCCAGACAGTGTGCCTTTCTCCTGACGTTGACGTAGCTTATCAAGGTTGGCTTGTGCAACGTCTTCCATCTTTAGACCTAAGTCTTTACAGATAGCTGCAATGTACCACAGGCAATCTCCTATCTCTGAACCGATAGCCTCTTTGTCAAGTTTACCATCACGTACAATCTTCTTTACTTTGTTTGCTACTTCACCAGCTTCACCTGCAAGTCCTAGTGTGGGATACAATACCTGTACAGATGCAGGATAGATTGCTGTTGTAGCAGCTTGTCTTTGATAATCATTCATATTCATACGTCAATCCTCTACTATTATTTTCATTGCTCTTACATCCATACCATCTACATCATGGATTAGATTACGTAATGTTTCATCTACTTCTTCTACAACCATTCCATCTACTGGCATGGGATATTCTTCTTCATCAAGATCAATCGTTAAAAGTATCTTTACTCTCATTAGTACGATCCTCTATCAATGCATCCAGATACCATCTGGCTTTCTTCAAATCCTCTATGCCGTTCTTATAACGATACCGCCAGAGATACTTCATAATATTACCCTGTAAATAATACTGGAATCCATCACCAGTAGCTGCACGAATGGCATCTATGCATTCAATACCAGCTTGGTTATAGTGTGGTGGGTTGTTTACAACATCTACCATTCGTTTACTCCTTTCAAAAATTTACCTTGATCACATTGTCTTCTTGTCTTGTGACCTTTGGTTTCTTTTTCTTATCTTCTTGTAACATACTTTGTGTGTGGTTGTAAAGCATTTCTCTAAACTCTTCGTTATCTTCCATCAAGGGAACTGCTGCACAAAGCATAGAACCAAGCTGCATTATACTTATGTAATCATCATCAGATAAATTGTTATCTTCAGATGAAACCATACCCACAAGTAGCTCACCTGTCCACTCACCTTTAGGATCTAGGAAGGGTGATAGTCGTACAAGCACATCGTTATCATCTAACTGGTGGAATATTGTACCCATGTTATCTCCTTTTTACTTTCTTCAAGGGGAACTGTATAAACTCAGGGTGCATGTTCTTTCCCTTTTCTTGTATCCATTCTTCAGGTATTACCCTATCACAGAATTGAAATTTATTTTTTTCACACCACTTAGCATATGTAGTCTTTGCACCTTTACTTAACTTACGTTTACTACTCTCAAATACGAAACGTATATCCAGCTTGGGATGTTGTTTCTTGATACTGATATGCTTACGTCTATCATCTGCAGTAAACCTGCCCTTGGTTTCTATTATTATACCGTTGGGCAGTATAAAATCAGGGGTATAGGTACGATACATGAGGTCTTCCCATTCTATCTTCAAGCACTCATACTTTACAGGTATGTTATGCTCAACTAGGAAGTCTTTTACTTTTAACTCAAGACCACTCCTATACCCATGCTTTAAGGCAGCTTTGAATTGCTTGCCGTTCACTAGAACTTCCAATGAAAGTCTAGTGGTATTCCAAAGGATGTGGGTTGTGTAATACCCAATTCCTTTAGCTCCTGTCTAACAGCTTCATCTGCTTCTTTACGAGCTTGCATAGCTGCACGTAGCCCTGCGTACTTAGCTTCACGTAGGGCTTTTTTCTTTGCTGCAATATCACGTTCCATTTCTGCAATGTGCTCTTGCATCTCTTTTATTTCAGCATCACCAATCATCCATCACTCCTTTCTACATACTGCACAATTGGGGGCATTTTGGCTTGTGATACCTTGGATGGTATCTCTTGTAGTGTGGGCCAACATGCCTGTCTATAATCACAGAACTTACAACCATCATTTAGAACATAGTTTCCAGTTGCTTTCCCCCGAAAAGTTTCGGGTACAGGGGAAAAGCACCTTTGGAAACTATTGTCGGTAACAGTTTCTACTGCGTCCTGTATCTTACGTAGCTCTTTATGCATGTCTATATCAGACTTAACATATTTGAACTGACCGTTAGCTTTGTTGATTACCCACCAACCACCAGCTTTGTAGCCAGAGGCTTGTGCATAACCAGCAAGCTGACTTATATAACCAAACGAATCGTTTGAAGCTAGTGATTCGTATGATTCAAATTTATGTTTGTAACTCCAATCAGATGCGGACTTTATGTCATCGACAGAATTTTCAATAATAAGATCATAGCTACCATTAATAGAGCTATTATCTCTATCTCCAACCTGCAAAGTAACAGTATCAGTGTCTTGAAACTGTACTCCTGCTTCCGTGAGAATACCTTTAAAAACAGCCTCAATTATATCTCCTATCATCATGTTCATTACAAACGAGTTAGCCTTTGGTAATGCCTTTTCTGGCTCGTTCTTTTCAAACCAGAGTTGACAAGTAGGACGACCAATGTTGGACATCCTTAGTTTAAACTTGTCACGTTTATTACCAGAGCCAAACTGTCTCCTTAATGCATCAGCAATATCGGATGCCACCCGATTGATAGTTTCGTCAGACATATCCGACTTACCATTGGCAGCATCCTCAAGGTACTGATGAATTGCTAGTTCAGCAGGATGATTCATTATGCAAACTCATCTATGTCTGCATCAATAATATCATCCACATCGGCAAATGGAATGTCATCATGCTTGTGTACGTTTTCATCCCATGCATTTGTGATGTACTCATTGTAGTTTGCAATCCAAGCTAGGAAGTTTGTGAGTGTTTCCTGTGCCTGTGAGTCAAGCTCAAGTGAGCTACTGATGTCTAGCTCCAACTCTGGTAGGAAGAAGCTGCTACCATTGGGTAGATTACGTTCCTGTGTACCAGACTTGATAGTGTGCATTGGTGGTAGCCTACGCATCTTGGACAGTTTGGTGAAGATACCACCTGCCATTTTGAATGCATCACGGTTTTCGATCTCCCAGATAAATGGAGTATCTGTGAGGTCTTGTGTGACAGGGTTACCCTCTGCATCAACAGGGTTGTCCAATGATACCGTGCCAAACATAACACGTACACGTTTGATCTGACGAATCAAATCCTGTGTCTTCTGAGGCAATGCCTTGAAGTCTTCAATCCAACCTGCAGGTTTACCACAGTTGAATCCACCATCATTGTCCTTCAGATCAATGTTAAGGTTGTCAGCCATCACAGTTTTAACATAACGGTTGGGGGCTGTATCGTTACCTTTAATGAAACGTTTGTACATAAACCGTTGCATGTACGGACGAATGGTTACAGACTCAGAGTAATAGGTAGGCCCATCAGGAATCTCCAGCTTGTAAGTACCACCAGAGACAACCTCTAGCTTTACCTTCTTACCATTTACTTCCTGTTCACCCATGATAGCAGAGTGATTAATACGTAACCGTGCAAGGTTAGACCCCTCACGTGAGGACTTCTGTGAGTCGGCAGTCATGCCCAATGTCTGAGCCATTTGATTGTAATCTGAAGTGTTGAATGTTTCTACTAGTGTCATGTGTTTCTCCTTTTCGTTTTAACAGAGCTATAGTTATATCAGGCTACGTCCTTTGTGTCAAGCCAATTCGGACCAATCTTTGCTTCTAATAGCAATGGGACATTAAAGTCCAAGTTCCATCGTTTGTTGACCAGTGACGTAAGTACTTCATTAGTACGGCTAATGATCCGTAATACTTTCTCCTTCTCATTGGGGTGTACGTCAATGACAATACTGTCATGCACTGTGTTGACGATACAACTGTTAAGTTTATTTACCTCTAACATTTTGTCAATGTATATCAGAGATATAGGTACAATGTCAGCAGTAGCAAACGATTGTACAGGATAATTTTTTATCTGTGTGAAATATGTCACAGTCCCATTACGTCTACGTTGTACGTCAGGGAATGAAAACTCACGACCAGATGGTGTGGTGATCTTGCCTGTGTTTAGCACCTCACTTGCCAGTGATTCATGCCACTTGGCAATGCCACTATATTTCTTAGTGAACTGTTGGTAGTAGGCAGCTTCCTCTGGTGTACGACCAAAGCCACTTGCCCCGTACAGAGGTGCAAAAGTGTGTGCCTTGGCTTCCTGTCTGGACATAGCTTGACCTGCATTACTGATAATCTTAGCAGTGTATGAATGCACATCAAATCCTGTAGTCACTTCGTCAATGGCAGTCTTGTCTTGTGACAAGTAAGCAGCTACACGAAATTCTAACTGTGCAAAGTCGGCTTCCATTATATAACCACCATCCCAACGGGATTTGAATACACGTTTAACAGGGAACGTACCACCACGTGGCATGTTCTGCATGTTGGGATCTGCCCCTGACAATCTGCCAGTACCAGTACGATGCTGCAAGAGTTTGACATGTAGTCTACCGTCTTGTTTTACGTGGTTTGCAATACCTTCTACGAAACTAGAGAGATAAGTTTCTACGGCAGATAGTCTACGAATGCTAGACAGAAATTGTTCTGCCTGTTTGTTGCCCTTGTTACGTGCCACACCCTCAAGATATAATAGATTCTCATTGCTAGTACTAAATCCAGCAGAACTGACCCACTTTGGGTTATCAACACTGAACTTGAGTCCTGCTACATCAGATGTATCCATAAAAAGATAACCACTGGTATCACACGTAGTACAGTTATTAGGTCTTGCATATCTGCTACCATCTTTCTTAGTTCTCCATATGTGTCCTGTACCATTACAGGTCTGGCATTGTTTTGCCTTCTGTTTATACAGAACAGTACTGTTGTTACGTATCTGATATATAGTATCTTGCCTGTCCATGTAGTCGTCAAACTTATCGGCCCAATTCTTTTTGTCATTAGGTTTACGACTGAAGATAACCCAAGACTTTTGCTCTGGGCTTCTAAGGTTAATGGGTCTATCACCCATCAAGTCCTGTACTTGTGCTTCGATACTCTTAACAAGATCGTCACGTTCTTTTGTAAACTCCTGCCTAACGTCATCTAGTTTAGCTAGATCAACAGTAAACCCACGTTGATAGATACGTGTTAGGTGTATGGCAAGCTGATTAGTAAGACGCATTGTTCCTGCCAATGTACTGCATTCCTCGTACTTTGTCTGCAAACGTAAGTACAATTGTTGTGTTGCCTTTATATCGTCTATGCAATAGCTTGCAAGTATTTTGTAAGGCATATCACGAACTTGTTTGCCAGCCTTCAGCCATTCCTTCATGGTGTCCTGCTTCTTTGTGTCAAGTTCGTAACGTTCTGCACATGCTTCAAGTGACAGTACCTCTTTTTGCCCACGTTGCAAAACATATTCACCTAGCATGGTGTCAAAGATAGGTCCATTGTATGTGAACCCAGACTCCCATAGCCACAATAAATCGTGTGCAGCATTGTGCATGATAAGTAGGGGAGCACGGTCAAGATGCTCTTGCACTATCTGTGCTCCCCTTTCGGTGGGTGGTTGCTCTGCGTGATCAAATGTTACAATGGTTTCGTTACCAAGATCATCTAGCATACCCACCATAACCAATGTATTATCAGGCTCAAACGGATCAAGGTGTTTGTTACCATCCCGTTTGGTCACAGTGTTTTCTACGTCGAGTGTTAAGTGTTTCATTCTTCTAGTGTTACCTCATTTGCATATACTCTGTCAAGGCACTCATAAAATTCTTTATCGTTACCATAGATTTCCATTGCTTCTACTGCTTCTTTCAGTGTCAGATTGTTACGTATCATTGCTGAGTGTAATACAATTTCTTCTGTCATAGTAGATGTATTCATCTGTTGTTTCTCCTTTGCTCTCTTTCTTTCTTGTTCTGTGAAAGGTCTTATGGTCATTTGCTAACACCCCTTAGTAGGGCATCCCATGATACAGGAAACAATACACCCATTGAGTCACTAATCTGTGTAGCAACCTCTCGTGTCTCTGCCTGTGTATCAGAAGCACATCTGAGTTTACACATATCAGCAAAAGCATCTAAGCTACCAGACCAGTACCACTCAGTCATCATAGACTGTGGCAGTATCATACGTGCTTGCTCTGGGCATACACCTATATCTAACAGAAGTCTGTAACGAGCAACAGTATCATCATACAAGTCCTCTACAATATCATCTGATATAGTTATAGTACCCTCAGACCCCTGCTTCTTATCATCACTGCGTCCACGCCATTCTGTTGGCTGATAAAACTCAGGCTCACTATCAACATACCTACGGCTAATCTCATTCCATCGTAGGAACTTATGCTTCACTAGTTGTCTAGCTACAAAGACAGGAGCTTTAACATGGAAGGATGCAAAGCAATGTCCAAAAGGTGACATGTGTTTGTGCTTTGCAAGGTAACGTATGAGCTTCTCATCCTTATCCTCAAGCACCCACTTACCTATCACATGATCCACACAGACCATGCCAGATCGTTTACCGAATGACACACGGGCTGCATTTACAACGGTAATATCACTGCCCATGTGATTCATATATGTTGCTTTTATCATACAACGTACCTCGCAATTTTGTATTCTAGATTACAGTGCACAATACCGTGCCACCCAGATAGTTTATTCTTGACCACATTTATGTGTCGTTGAATGTCTTCTTCTTCCTGACCCTCTACTGTAGGGTTCTTGGAAATCATAATCATCAGGTCAGCTTCTGCTGCCTTACCTGTACGTGATCCTTCCATCATGGCTTGGTTGAGTACAACCTTACCCTCTGCCTCTGCAGATAGCTGAGACATGTAAAAGATAGCACACTCTTGCTGCTTGGCAATCTGCCTAGCATGTATGGCATTAGCCTTGAGTGCCTCATCTGGTCTTGCAAAGCCAGCAGTCCTAGCAAACTTGTCACCCATGTCTAGGATCACAATGTCAGGCTTGTATGATTTACATACAGATTCTACCCAATTCATGTCACGTCCTGTAGCATCTTTGAACATGACCTTATCACGGATACGATCAAAGACATCAGCAGCCGTGATCTTGTTCTTACTGATCTGGAACTTGTCCATGCCAGTAGCAGCAGTAATGTATCTATGTGCTACTCTGTGGTAGCCCTCTTCGTTACATAACACAATACACTTTGCACCCTGCCATGCAAAACCGTCAGGTCCAGCTACGAGAGAAGCATGGAATGATGTCTTACCTGTATTTGGTCTTGCACCGACCTCAATCAGATGTCCTGCATTGATGCCCTCTACCTTACGTACAAGAGTAGGTATATTGAATGTCCATTGTGACTCAAGGTCAGTCATTGCAAGTATTGTTTCAAGACTTGTATCTTCCCAATCAACTTTCAAATTGGGAGTAAAGTCATCACCATACTGTTCTAATATGTTACGTAATGGTTCGAGGCTAGACTTGTCACCGTTCACGTAGTCGAAGCCAAGGTTGGCAATGTCCTCACCAACAACCTGTTGAAACAGTTTAGATAGCACTTCCTGTGCTACGTCACCACCCATAGGTGCTTCACGTTTGATCTGCATAAACAGGTGTGAGTATGCCTGTTTCTGTGCAGTAGTAAGTGTGGGATTGTTAGCCATGAACAAGGCTTCAATTTCATCTGGTGTTACGGTACGTTCGTAACGATCCATAGCAGTGTCAATGGACTGCTTGATCTTACGTACATCTTTACTGAATAGTCTGTCAGGACAACGAGCACCACGATGGTCATCGTAGAACCCTTTGTCCATCAGACTACGTACAAGTGATAATTCCATTATGTTTCTCCTAAGTGTTGTAAATCGTCGAAGTCGGTTTGGTGACGATACTTGAGATCGTCATGCAGTCGTAGCACCTTTACGTTAGGTACATAACCACGTAATTCTTTTGCAATTGCTAGGGTCTTCGGTAGTGCATCGGGGTCTAGAGCAATCACTGCTGTTGAGAACTGTGATAAGTACCGTTTGTGTCCCTCTGATAGTGATGTACCCAACACTGCTACCCCGACATATACACCACCATCTCGGCATCCAAGTCTGTCTGTTGCACCTACAATAGCAGCACTCACACAGTCCTCAACAACTACAGCAGTTTTACCACAACCAAACGTGTATGGCAAGCTACTATTTCCATATCTTTTCCACTTTGGTAGACGTTTACCAAGTGCTCTGCCACAGGCATCAACCATGATACCGTTGTGACGATTAGGGAAGACCACACGATCTTCCTTTACATCATACATAAGCCCCATCATATCGGGGTTAAGCCCCCACTGATCACAGAAGTCTTGGATTGCAGCATTGTTGTACACAATCCATTCTGGCTTGTCGAATTTAATACCGTGTGTCTCTTCTGCAACACTGCCCAGTGACTTACGTATATCCTCTGCCGTAAGGTGGGTACGTGTGCCGCCAGACACACTGCACCCTGCTTTGTAACAATTCCACAATAGTGATCCCATATTGTTAGTAGCAGTGAATGTTTTGTATCCATTACATACAGGACAATTCATACGTTTAGTTTCACCATTACTAAGTGATAGATCACTAACTATATTTTTTATATCCATTGTGTATCACTTTCTATGTTGTTCGTTTCCACTCAAGCATACAGTTATGTTTCTCGTTGTCAATGCATTATTTGCACTGTCATACGAATGCTTTAGATAGGGCTTTACTGATGACATATTATTATGTCCAGTAACAGACATGATCTGGTTTATCGGGACACCCTCTCTATCCATCTGCGTTACCCCTGTTCTACGTAAGTCCATAAGACGTAAGTCTTCTGACAATCCTGCTAGTCTCATAACCCGTCTACCTACTTTAGACAGACGTTCCATACCATACGGATTGTATGTACCATCCACTGGTCTAGGGTGTGGTGCTACGTATTCTTGGAATCCAAAGTCATTACGTTGTGCATTCAGCATCTCTGTCAAGTCATCAGATATGGGTAGTGTTACCTCTGCCCTACGTTTGCTTTGCTCAAGGTACAGTTTCTGATTGTGTAAATCCACACACTCCCACTTGAGGTTACGCATGTCTCCCAAACGTTGACACCACTCATAAGCCATTTGTACAATCAATCCAATATTTCTGTACTCAAACTCAGAGTATGCAACATCAAGGAATGACATGACATCACCATGTGTCCATGTAACTTTACGTTGCTTGGCAGTCTTACGTTTGATGTTAGCCCAAGGATTTTGGGTAGCATGTTCCATCTGCACTGCATAATTGTATACCCTGCTTGCACAGGTAGCAGCATGATTGGCAAAGCTGATGCCACGTTTGACCCAATCTTCATAGGCTTGCTTTGCAATCTTAGGTGTAACCTTGTCATACTTTCTCCACCCCATTGTCTGGTGTAGTATGGTCAGGAAATACCTGTAATCAACTTTAGTTGTATCACGTAACATATTGAAATCGTTAGACTGATAGTAATAGTTGATAAGGTCTGTGACCTTGCTGCTAGGTTTTATTTTTACAACTGCTAGTTGTTCCTCTCTCCATTTGTCTATGTTATCATTGTGTTCTTTGACGATCTTACGAACCTGCTTTAAGTCAGGGCCATAAGACTCTCGTTTTACTACACCTTCATCCACAAGTATTTGTGGTGGATTGAAACGGTAGGAGATGCCACCCGTAGGTGACACTCGTTCTTGTACATAACGTGGTAATCTGGGCAATTACGCAGCCTCCAGTGTAATAAACCGATCATCACTGACCCACTTGCTTACCTCTTGTTCACGACTGAACATGCTGATAGCACGTGTGTCATTGCCAGTGTTACGCAGGTTGAACCCATTACGTTCATCAGCATAGCTGGCATAGTTTGTAAAGGCAGAATACAATGCCCACTTGTTGTGACCACGTGTGCTTGCCTCTGCACAGTACAAGCTGTACATTTTCTCTGCCTTACGTCGAGATGAAATCATCTCCTCAAGCAAAGACTTGATGTCTACATACTTGAGGTCAGTCTGTGCCCACACCTGCATCTTGGCAGTTTCTTCATAGAAGTCACGTCTTGCACGTGTCAACTCCTGAATGAAACCATCAAGTGTAAAGTTGGATGTGTTCTTCTTGCGTACCTTATCGTACTCACCACGGATCAATCCGTTTGTGCAGAAGAAATCAATAGCACCAAAGAATGCTTGGTTGCTGCACGATCCATCAATACCATGCAATGATATGATACGATTACCCAACGTAGTTGTGTGCTTGTCGGTGTTAATCTCCACCTGCATGTCAGGCAGTGTAATGTCTAGCATAGACCATGCACCACCACGTGCAGACCGCCAGTTAAACTGGGCATTCATCATCTCTGATGGTTCAAGGTTCTCTGTGATTGTGTCATAGACACCACGATAAAAGTCACCGTGTGATGCACAGGTAAACTTGTCACCTACCACACCAATGTACTCACCTGTGTCTCCATTGATGACATACTTTTTGTCCTTCACTTTGGTAGGCTCAAACTCTACGGCAAAGTCAAGGTGCTCTGGTACTTCGAAGTTTGTAATATCAAATGGCATATTTGTCTCCTTTTCATTTGTTATGGGCAACTGATGATGTCTTATATCACCCTCCTCACCCCTGTACTAGTAACGATAAGCTACTTATAGTATTTGTGTGTCTTTAAGGACACAGTTTCAGTCAGTGTTTTTGCCCAATACGGATTGACGTAGTGAGCATGGTAGTGAGTTGCACCGCCTGTGTTATCAGGCACAGTCCCATCAAGCACATCCTGTGCAATCATCTGTGACAATGCCCATGCTTTCTTTTCATATGGGGTGTCAGGTTTACCGTCACAGTACCAACTGAACTGGCACTTGTGTTTGCCCTTGCTGTATCCCTGCTTCACGACAGAGCATACATCGTCAGGCCATCGGTCATGTGCCACACGGTTCAACACTACGTGTGACACTGCATACCCCTCAGACATAGGACTCCCACGTGTCTCGTGATATACGTTGAGTGCAAGGCACATCAAAGCTGTACTAAGCATAGCTTATCCTTTCGGTGGTGGTAGTCCAGACCAATCGTCACATGGATCGTCATGCGGCATCGGCTTCTGCTCCTGATGTGTAGACGTTAATGTATATACGTGTTGCATCGTGTAAACTCTCCGCATCTGATGACAGGCGTATCTCATTACCTGCATCTGCATATTGACCTAGCTTTTGTATGCTGATCATCTTATCGCCACGGCCTGACCGTCTGAAGAAGTTTATGTTTGCTTCTTCACCGTCAATGTACTCACCTATGACAGTAAGTTTATTCCTGTTCTCAAAGAACTTGTCTGTGTATTCCATGCCAAAGTCCTCCAATAGAAACTGTTGTACAGTTTTGTTGGCATTGATCTCTGACTTGCTCAACATACGTTCAGTTAGTTTTATTATAGCTTCCATATTTGTATCTCCTAGTGTAGTTGCATTGGGGCAGGGAATATGTACCCATAGTCATCATATTCTTCTGCATCATATTCGGTGCATGAGATAAACTCTATCTCACAGTCTGGGTGTACGTGCTTTGCCATAAGCACTGCCATATTACAGGCGGTGTGCCAATCGACAATGGCAGGGAAAGTATCATCAAGTGTTATGGTACTATCCTGCCCGTCAATCTCAAGCACAATCTCGTATGCTTTAATCGTCACAGGTACATGCTCCTTCTAGTGTCATAGTCATGGTCTTGCTCCTTCTGCATATAGGTATGGCCTGTCTCTGTGATCACCAACAACCATGCTTGGTTGTAGCTGTAGGAATGCACGTTTAGCTGTACGTACAGGTGTCGTGTCATACACATCAACGAATGTATCAAACTTGTATGGGTTGTATGATACAAGTGTGTAGTCCAGATAGTTTGGATGATGGTCTGGATCGAAGTCATCAAAGTATGTGGCATCACCACGTACAAAAGCATGGACATTCTTCTTGCCCTCACGCAACACACGTTCACGTCCAGCTTGATGTACTACAAACTCAGGATCACGAATGTGTACCTTGTCAGTGTGCAGTATTACCCTGCCCGTTCTAGCTGAACGGACAGACCATATGTATTTGTGTAGGTTGAAATAAACTTCAACTCGCATTGATTATATCCTTCCTTTCAAAGTTTTAGGTTTTTTGATTTTACTTCTCACGGGCTTTTTACTGTTTCCTATGATGGCAATCCCGTCTAGCATATACTTCGTTACGTAACTCTTAGTACGGTCAAGTCGTGCTGGTATTCTTTTAGGCATGTTTCATTTTTCCTTTCAGGAATTTGAGTAGGTATACAGCCACATACACTTGTATATACGCAGACCATATACCTATGGTGTTTACATTGTCTTTATCGTAGCCCATACTTACCAGTGTACCAACGGTCACTAGCATACAAACATAGGCTACAATAGGTGTCAGTATTAAGAACACTGTGCCAGCTTATTGTCAATATCTTTCAGCCACGTAGCTGCTTCTTTGCGTTGACGTAACAGATCGGCACGTTCCATATTGTACTTGTTCTTGATAAGACCTTTGGTCTTGAGAATACGTACACGATACGTGATACGATTAGGATATTCATTCAATGCCTCGGCAATTTGTGCCACGGTCATCTCATCCCATAACTCAAGGATCACCTCATCAATTACACAATAATTGTATGTGTAAGCTGTAGCTCTTTTCATGTGGAACGTATGCTCTGCATACAGTTCTGGGAAAGCTGATTTTACTACGGGTGCAATGTCGATTGAGTTGGTCATTTTGTTAGCTCCTTATGCTACTGATTTACGAAGGTTGATTTTGTTCTGACGTGCAATTTTACGATCACGTTTCCAATCGTCACGTTTAGGTTTGTCAGACTGTCCAACATTGGACGGTTTCTTGGTGATCTTAATGAAGTTCTTCATTTCGTATCGCATTTAGTTTCTCCTGCTTACGGTTACGTTTTGCTTTGTTCCCCTTTTTAGGGGGAACTGTTTGGGGTGATTTACGTTCCTGTAACATAGCTTTAGCTACAGGATTGCGGTATGTTACCTTTGTCGATTTCATCTCGTATATCCTCTAATGCTGCAATTAGACTAGGCAGTACGGCATCATATCTTACGATATGCATATTCTCACTGGCAGGTAGTATGCCTACTTCCTGCACTGATGTGATGCCGTTTGAAATATGTTGGGCAATGGAAATCTCATGGCCCATGTATCTAACATAAATGTTATTCGTAGTTGTGAACATATCATTACACTCCTTGTGCTACGGTATTTGCTTTACGTTTGCTGCTACCATGTGCAGGGAAACCAACGATTGCATCACGGTTTCTAGCACACAGTTGGCATGTGGCACATGTCACATCGTCACGTATCGTGGCTGGACATATGACCACCTTACGGCCTTTGGGTGTGGTGGTGTTGGTGGTTTGTGCCTCTGGCAACACTGTGGTCACAGGTGCAATGTCTAGGTCATACAATGCATCAGCATGTGCAAGATTGTTGCCAGACAGGTTGACCACAAAACCTTTCCCATTCATCCGTTTGACCACCTGTGCATTATGCTTGTCAGTCAATACGGGATAGTGAGTATAGGTGAAACCCTTTTTACCCTCATTGGCATCTGCCAATTCGTCACATGCATCAGCATCCAGACGTTTACCATCACCCGGACAATCACCTGCTTGGTTGTGTCTCCACAACTGACCATCCTTGAAGGATTTGACATTGGCAATGAATGTAGGCCAATCATCACCACGTTCACCACGTGTCACTTTACCCCAATGTATTGCTAATGGGCCACCGTTTGCATAGCAACCACCTTCATTATCATTGTTGAAGGGGCAAACATCAGGGCATGTATCTGCTGACGTGGTTGTGACGGGTATTTTGCCAACCTTTATGTTGTTAGATTTGAAGGTGGTGTGTACTTGGTAAGTCATTTGACTAACTCCGTTAAAGTGTCCAACATTGGACGGTTTCGATGGTGGTTAGTATATGTATACGTTATATATACTTTCACTAAAGATCAAGTATATATAACTTATA